AACAGAAGCCGAAACAGAAGAAGAAGTTGTAGAGGAAGAAGTTGAAGCAGACGAAGAAATCATTGAAGAAGAAGTGACCGAAGAAGATTTAGGTTATGTTTCAAAAGAAGAATTTGGACAAGCTATTGACGAAATCAAAGCTATGATAGACGAGGTTAAGGCAGGTTATGACAAACCAAAAAAAGAAGAAGAAAAAGAAGAAGAAGTTGAAATGGCTGAACTTAAAGAAGAATTAAGCAAGCCTGCAACCGAAGCAATTAAACACGCACCAAAAGAAGAAAGCGTAACAAAAGGAAAATTTAATTTCAATAAAAACAAATCATTAACTGCATACGATAGAATCGTAGCTAAAATTTCAAACATTAAATAATAAAAAAATGGCAACAACAACTAACATTACAACTACTTACGCAGGACAGTTTGCAGGAGAATACATTGGAGCAGCTTTATTGAGTGGTAACACATTGGCAAATCAGTTAATTACTATTAAGCCAAACATCAAGTTAAAAGAAGTGATCAAAAAAGTAGATTACGCTTCTGCAATAGCAGTAGGAACTTGTAACTTTGACCCCCAAGGAACTGTTACTTTAACAGAACGTATTTTGCAACCAGACGAACTACAAGTAAACATTGAATTATGTAAGACACCATTCCAATCGGATTGGGAAGCAGAATCAATGGGCTACTCGGCTCACGACCAACTGCCACCTAAATTTTCTGATTTCTTCATTGCAAGAATATCAGCAGACGTAGCAGCAGGAACAGAGTCAAGAATTTGGGGAGCAAACGGCTTTACAGGTTTATTTTTAGATGCAGCTTTTGGAACAGCCGGAGGAACTACAATAGCACCTGCAGCAGTAACATCAAGCAACGTAATTGCTGAAATGGGTAAAGTAGTAGATGCAATACCTTCTGCACTTTATGGAAAAGAAGATTTACTTTTATATGTATCACAAAACGTAGCTCGTGCTTATGTAAGAGCGTTGGGTGGGTTTGGAACTTTCTTAAACGGAGAAGGAAATTCAGGTACAGATGCAAAAGGAACGCAATGGTATGACGGAGGACAAGGACTTACTTTTGACGGAGTAAAAGTTGTTGTAGCAAACGGTTTAGCAGACAACAGAATGGTAGCCGCTGAAAAGACTAACTTATTCTTTGGTACAGGTTTATTAAATGACTACAACCAAGTTAAAGTTTTGGATATGGCTGATTTAGACGGTTCTCAAAATGTTAGATTTGTAATGCGTTATACTGCAGGAGTTCAGTATGGTATTGCTTCTGACATTGTATTCTATGGAGCATAATAATTAATCAAATTTACCCTTGTCTTAATAACGAGGGTAAGTTTATAAAAACATAAAAATGAGTTGTACTATAAATAAAGGAAGACTAGAACCTTGTAAAGATAGCGTTGGTGGTATTCAAGCGGTTTATTTCGTAGATTACGGAACACTTGGAGATATCGAATATGAGAATGCTACTTCTAGTGAAATTAAAAATGTAGCAGGAGTGGCTGCAGTAGCACCAACTGCTTTTAAATATGTTCTTAAAGGCGCAAGTTCATTAGAGCAGACAGTAACATCAAGTAGAGAAAATGGAACAACATTTTATGACCAACTTGTAAACTTAACTTTCAAAAAATTATCTGTTCAATCACATGATGAAGTTGCTTTAATTGCAGTCGCAAGACCTCACGTTATTGTAGAAGATAACAATGGAAATGCTTTTTTAGTAGGTACAGAATGGGGTGCTGATGTAAACGGTGGAACAATCGTTACAGGTGCAGCAATGGGAGATTTGTCTGGATATACTTTAACACTTCAAGGAATGGAGAAAAAACCTGCCAACTTTTTAAGTGGCGGTGTTACAGGCGTAGGAATTACTATATCTACTACTAATATTACAGATATTTAATAGTAACTTACTAATTAAAATAATAGGGTAGCCATTTGGTTGCCCTTTTTTTTTATCTAAACTTTTGCAAATGTTTTTTATTTTCTCGTTATACCTATATGATAGTATTACAACCAATAAGCACAGAGCAAGTTGTAGGTGTTATACCAAGAGAAATACTTTTGGTTGATGACGTTTACTTAACTTTGACAGATAATACAACAGGGGAAGTTTTTGAAGACACAGGTCTCATTGCAGAGTATTCTGGTGACTTACTTAAATGTAAATTTACCTTAACACCACCAATAAAAGATGATAGATTTTATTCTTTATTAATAGGTAGTATATTACAGAGAGATTCTGTTTCAGATGATTCTTACATTGTCTACAAAGATTTAGTTTTTTGCACATCACAAGAAACATATCAACCAAACCACAATACCTATAATATTAATAAAGGTGTATATAAAGAGCAAAAAACGAGTAATAATGATTATATAGTATTATGAGTAGAAGAAAACCAACACAAGGAAAAATCAATGTTGTTAATTTAAGCAACTACGTTTCGCCAAACATTGAAGTTATCAAAAATAAAGAATGGGTGACTTACGGTCATAACAATGAATATTTTAGATACTTACTTGACAGGTATAATGGAAGTCCTACAAACAATGCAGCGGTAAATGGAATATCGCAAATGGTTTACGGTAAAGGTTTAAACGCGACAGATAGCAGCAGAAAACCAGATGAGTACGCACAAGCAATAACATTAATTCACAAGAATTGTAACAGAAGATTAGTTAATGATTTAAAGTTAATGGGGCAGTGTGCTATACAAATAATTTACTCAAAAGATAGAAAGACAATAGCAAAAGTAGAACATTTACCTGTTGAAACATTAGCAATGGAAAAATGTAATGAAGACGGTGATGTTGAAGCATTTTACTATTTTCACGATTGGCAGAACATTAGACCACAAGACACACCAACAAGAATACCTGCGTTTGGTTTTTCAAAAGAGCCAATAGAAATATTGTACGTTAAACCTTACGTTGCAGGGTACTATTATTTTAGCCCAGTTGATTACCAAGGTTGTTTGCAGTATTGCGATTTAGAAGAAAAGGTATCAAACTTTCACTTAAACAACATCAACCACGGTCTTGCACCAAGTATGCTAATCAACTTTAACAATGGTGTACCCAATGAAGAAGAAAGAGAATTAGTAGAAAGAAAAATACAAGAAAAATATTCTGGTAGTAGTAATGCAGGAAAGTTTATTTTATCTTTTAATGAGAGTTCAGAAACTGCAAGTACAATAGATGCAGTACAACTATCTGATGCACATAACCAATACCAATTTTTATCAGACGAAAGTATGCGTAAGATAATGGTAGGACATAGAATTATAAGTCCAATGTTATTAGGGATCAAGGATAATAGTGGTCTTGGAAATAACGCTGATGAGTTACAAACTGCAAGTACATTAATGGATAATACAGTTATAAGACCATTCCAAGAATTACTGTTACAAGCATTTGATGAGATTTTAGCATTTAATAATATTAGTTTAAATCTATATTTTAAAACACTACAACCATTAGAATTTAATGATATAGATAGTTTATTAGTTGATGACGAAACACAGGAAGAAGAAACAGGGGTTAAAATGTCGCAAGAAGAAGAAACAGGGGACAAAATGTCGCAGCAAATAGAACTTACAGACGATGTTTCAAACTCTATATTACAAAACTTACAACATGAAGAAATAAATAATGATTGGGAAGTTGTAGACGAAATAGAATGTGACGGAAACCAATACGAAGATGACTTGTGGGCAAATTATTTAATTAATGCAAATAAGAATTTAGGTCAAAAACTTTCAGAAGCGGTAACAGGAAAGCCAAATGGGTTTAGTTATTTAGATAAATCATTTTATAAGATACGATATAAGTATTTTCAAAAAGTAAAGAAAGATAAAGACAACCCAAGTGAGAGTAGAGATTTTTGTAAAGAGATGATGAGTAGGTTTGATTCAAAAGGTTACCCTGCGGTTTATAGATTAGAAGATATTGACACCGCAAGTAGAGAGGGAGTAAATGATAGTTTTGGGCATAAAAGCCAAGCGTACGACTTGTTTAAATACAAAGGAGGACCATATTGCCACCACACATGGAAAAAGGTCTTATATCGCCTTAAATCAAATACAATAGAAAGTCCAGAATTTTCAGATTATAAAAGAACAAGAACAATACCAAAGACATACAACATAAAACCAAGAGGTACTGCTGATTCAATTAAAGCACCTGCGGATATGCCTTATGGTGGGCATCACCCAGAATGGATTGCTGAACAAGAAAGAAAAAATGCAGAAAAAAATAATTAAGAAATGGCAACACCTTTATTCATAACATCAACTGATTTAAAAAAGAATACGTTTATAGACGGAAACGTGGATGTAAATAAGTTCTTGCAATTTATTAAGATAGCACAAGAAATACATTTACAAAATTACTTGGGTGGGAAATTATATGATAGAATATCTAGTGATATTTTAGCAGGAACACTAACAGGGGATTATTTTAACTTGGTACAAGATTTCTTAAAAGATATGCTTATACATTATGCTATGGTAGATTACCTGCCTTTTGCAGCGTTTCAAGTATCTAATGGAGGTGTATATAAACACAGGTCTGAAAATAGCGAAAGCGCATCACAAGACGAGATTGATGTTTTGATCACAAAGCATAGAAACTTTGCACAATTCTACACTCGTAGGTTTATAGATTATATGTGTTTTAATAATAATTTATTTCCAGAATATAACGCAAACCAGAACGATGATATGTACCCAGATGATGATGCTAATTTTGTAGGTTGGGTATTATGATAAGAAAAAGTAAACCAAAAGAAAAAAATATAGAACTTTTAAAAAAGTTTCTTAAAGTTTATAAAAGTGAAGTGGAAATAAATACCCACATTAAAGTAAAAAATAAACAACAAAGCTAGTAAACTATGGCAACATTAACAGGGCAAAAAATAAAGGACACATACGACGGATTGCTAAAAATAGATGACAGTTCAGTTGGATTACCTGCATCTGGTAAAATTGTAATAACAGACGGATTAGGAAGCGACAGTGCATTAAATTTAGGTAAAATAAATAATGGTGCTGAAATTACAGGTACTTTAAAAATAGATAAAATAACAGATAGTACTTCAAGTGCTGCAGTTATTAGTGAAATTATAACAGAAGCTAAAACTATTGCAGCTAATAATAACGATACTTCAATACCGACTA